CGCTATTAAAAAGGCCTTGAACAATATCCGTCAGCCCACTCGAGGCGTAAGCAGATCAATTACCTTTTGCGATAGAAACCGCAATAGGACTCGCACTATAGGGAGCTTATTTTTCTTGGCTCCTTTCGGTGTCCGCGTTTTGATCGGCCGTGCGTACAGGTGGATACTAGACTTCATTGTTCAAGATGGCAGTAACGTTAGCAAGCGCTCCACCCTCGATAAGGAAGTCGATTAATCGACATACCTCTTCAAGGATGATTGCGTTCGTCAACGCGGTGTTCAGAGGCCTCACGATATTCAGTTTAACTGATACCGTGCCTGGCACGCCAAAGGCGTCGACCTCAGTTCGGTCGAGCTTTACCAAATGGCGCTGTTCTCCGGCCTTTCCAGTCTCGTGAGAGACAGTCAGGAGCTTCTCGTTCGGTGGCGTAAGCCCCGCAACAGAAAAGACTGACTTGTTTGCATCGGCGTAACGTTGCACATACGAAACCGTATTAGTGTCAACGTCCGTCGGTGTATCCTTGGAAAGGGCTTGTGTAGCTGTCAATGCCATACTACGAATCCTCTCCCCCGGTTGAACCGAGGGGTGTTAGTGCTACTCATGTAGCGGTTGTTCAGGCTCTGTTACCAGAACCGCGTATCCTTGGTCACGAACGTGCAAGGACTGTGGCAAGCGATGCTCCTAAGATCGCTTGGTTTGCCGTCGGGAGCTTCCAACCAGCAGCAATAAAAGTCTGCTCGTCGGGGCGAATGGGCACTCTCGTATAAAAAGTACGAGCGGTGGCCCAATACGGCACGGTGAAATTCGGCGGCTGTGTATTACTGGCCGGAAGATTTACCATCTTCAAATCCGATGTCACCTTCACGTCTTCCTTGTATTGGACATAGGAGTCCACATGGAGAAACGGCAATTCCAGAGTGTCATACTTATGACGTTCTATCCACGAACCAATGTCAAAGAACCAATCCAAGACAAAGGTGAATGGTAAGGCGTCCCATATGATTCTGGGATTCAGCTCGAAACCCAGGGCGTCTAGATATGCCCTGAGCATCATCTTGTATCCCCGCGTAACCTGGAAGGGTTGCGGGCGATAACAAAGACCAGCTGTCTTAGAGCGTTGTATGAACCCGCTCCAAGCGCACGTATGCTGACCGCCATACGTGAGCGTACCGTTCTTTGCGGTTAACTCTTTGAAGAAAGTCTTACGAGATTTCATTACCTCGTTTGCAGCTTTCTCAAAGTCCTCGATTTTCTGCTGTAGGCCCTGAAGCAGTCCCACCATCTCTCGGATATCCGAGAAAAGCGGTTTCCACCCGAATGAATAATTCAGATGGGCTCCAGCAACGTTCTTAGCAGCACCGAGATTCTTCTTCCACACCTTGAACAGCTTCTGTACATCATCC